CGGAAAACTAAGGATGTGCCGGGAGTGCCGGGTTTGAAAAAGTTAATTGGCTCTTACGACAGTAACAGTGTTAGACGTGTCATGTTACGCTGTTACTTACTTACGCCAACTAATGGTCGGCCAAACCCGTCCCGGCCGTCCCCACCCGCAGAAAAGCTGGATTTTATCCGTCCCGGATTTGTCCCCAAAGCGTCCCGGATTTTTCAAACCCGTCCCGGATGGCAGTTTTCCGTCAATCGTCGTCAAAGACATCGGGTAAGTCGTCTGCATCGAGGTTATGAGAGCCGACTTGTTTGGTTGGTGTGAGGTCGATGGTGATCTCTGGCTCTGAGGTGTCGTCGTGGTTTGAGGACGCCAAGTTTAGCTGGCGCAGTGCATCAAGGTGAAGTTGGTTCACATTGACTTGAACTGCTGTGGTCGGCTTGGCTTGGAATTTCTCAGGTGCTGCAACACCCGCCAGCCATTTGCGCGTCTCGATCTTTAGGCGGTCGGCGTTCGCCGAGGTGTTGTCCGAGGCGTCCGCAATGTCGAGGCATTCATCGGCCCATTGATCTGCGGCGATAGCCCTAGCCTGTTTGAACCGTTCCTCTCGATCAGGGTCTTTCCGTATCCAGTGATAGAGGGATAGGTTGCTGATCTTCAATTCACGAGCAAGGCCAGCCATTGTCATTCCGCTGGCGATCTTTTCCAGTAGGACGGTCTCGCCGACCTTATCTAGGTTTGACGCAATCGTGCGCCGTTTAATATGTCCGGCCATGTCTTATCCTTTAGATAGTGATATAAGCCCGTATAAAGCCCATAGAGAGGCATAGAGGGCGATTGCTAGGTTACGGTCTCGTTTATAGCTAGGCACGCTCTAGACCCCTTAGAAACGTCTCCAATAGGATAGAGACGGGGGCCGGAATGCTCCGGCCTCCCTGTTCATAGTATTGGATCGAGCGTTCCGAGAGGCCGATCTTATAGGACAATTGCGCTTGCGTCATCTTGAGGCGTTCGCGCGTCTCTTTAAATTGTTCGGGGGTCATTGGTTATCCTTAAACTTTCGCGTTCCAGAACTTAGCTTCCTCGCCAAGCGGGAAGTCGAGGCCGAACCCATTATCAACATAGGTTGTTCCGGCTTTACGATAGACGCTATACCGCAACCCAAATTGCCGCGCGGCTTGGTTCATCTTGCGCCGGGTTGTGACCGTATCCCACCCACCAGTTTTTAGGGTGATTAGATCACCGTCAACCGTAACAATAGGCGTTGAATGATACGTCACAACAAACCCGGTTTCGGTATTGGCTACGGTTGTGCAATACGTGCTAAGTTTATCCATACGTGGCATTGATCTTTCCTTTCCCTTTTTGGCTAGTGCCATCATCGCCGCGCCAATTCATCCAGCCATGCAATATCTGCTTCAATCTTTGCGGCCGCCAGATCATCAAGCCGAGGTGTCGCTGTAGATTTTGCGTAATCATAGCGGGCCTCTGACGCCTGCTTTCCGTAAACAGAGACTAATTCCGTTTGAAACGCGTTATCCGCGTCAATGGCGGCTTGATATAATGGGTGTCTAGTTTCCATGTTACTTTCCCTCTTTCTTTTAATGGTTACGCAGGAAATGCCGCGACTAAGCGCAAGCTATCAATATGCGCCCATGTGCGTTTCCATGTGTCATGGTCCCGAATGATTGCAACGGAACCGTTAGGCGATTGCACGATAGTGCCGCGCTTGGTTGCGCCATAGCATGTCCATTCGACACTATCGCCAGCGTTAAACAATTGCTTGGTCATGATTACTTCCCCTCTTTATCGTTACGGTCAAAGAATGCGACAAGCGCCAACATGCCGATTGCCCATAGGATGATGAATGCTGGCAATGGTAGATATGGTGATAGATCGAATAGCATTTTGGTTACTCCCTCTCAAAGGCCGTTGAATTGTGTGACGCCAAATAGGCACATGACCCGTTGGGCTTCGCGGCGCATGGCTTGCGCCATATCCGCATCGCCAGCCTCTTCAGCGCATAGGATGGCATCTGCCATGCGGCCCAACAACCTATCCTGCGCGGCGTGCTTTTGCTCCGTCTTTGTCATTTATTTACCTTTCCCTCTGTTGATGACCAATAGCTACCCGCACATTGTTCGGGTTGCAACACACAATCGAAACCAAATTGACGCAAGTTAGCACCAACATGGTTTCACATTGCAATGTGACCCGATGACCTGCCTATTTATTTATACCCGAACGCTGTTCGTCTTTAGGCTGGTGAAAAGACACCGCCGCGCTTCCGTTTCGACGCGCCTCTGACCCCATTTGGTCACTAACTAATACACTGTTACAGTCCCAAACCCGCAGGAATACGTGCCTTTTTACATGGGGGAGGGGGGTAGGCGTTTAAATTTGACCCCCCCCCACCCCGGCCTTGCGCGGGGGGCGTGTGCGTATAACCTGACAGACACCGAAATGTGGCCCCCACCCCCCGGTATCCTTATATTTAACATAATCCTGCCAAAAAAATTCTAAACTTTTTCGCTTGCCAAATTGTAACAATAGAGTGTAACAGTGATACACCACAAAAAACGGGAGAAATACGTTGGCTGTTTATGGGTACACTCGCGTCTCGACTGAAGACCAGATCGAGAACACATCGCTCGATGACCAAGCCCGCCAAATCCAAGGCATCGCGCTCACGCACAATTTGGAACTGGACCATATATACGAAGAGCGCGGCGTCTCTGGCGGTGTCCCATTGCTGCGCCGAGAAGAAGGCTGCAAGCTGGCGTTCCTCCGGCCGGGCGACACCGTGATCGTATCGAAGCTAGATCGTATGTTCCGCGATGCGAGAGATGCGCTCAACGTGATTGCCGACTGGGAGACGGCGAACATCAATCTCATCATCAACGGCTATGGCAACGTGATGGACAAGGCCAATCCGAATGGCCGGTTCATGCTTGAGATCATGGCCGTGTTCAGCGGCGAAGAGCGACGCCGTATTCGAGAGCGTGTCACGGCCGGGAAGCGCGCCAAACGCGCAGCCGGGGGATATGCCGGTGGCAAAGTGCCCTTTGGATTTAAGAAGTCGGGCGCGGGCCGGAAGGCCAAGCTGCACCCAGAGCCAAATGCGCAGGACGCGATGATCACGATGAAAGCCGCACGCGTTAAAGGTCATAGCTACCGCGATATTGCTATTATCGTAGCAAAGCGTCATGGTATCACGGTCAGCCATCAAACAATCGCTCGTGTAATCCGGGGGGATAAGAATGACCAAATCTGAGCCAAACTTCTTTTTGGAGTTTCTGAAGAAGTATCGTGATGATCCCGTCGGGTTCGTGCGCGATATTCTAAGAACGAAGCCAGACCCTTGGCAGATCGAGTTCCTCAAAGCGATCAGCGCCGGGAACCGCAGGATCAGCGTTCGGTCGGGCCACGGTGTGGGTAAATCGACAGCCGCAAGCTGGGCCATGCTACATTACTTCCTGACGCGGTATCCCGTGAAGGTGGTCGTGACTGCGCCGACATCCGCGCAGTTGTTCGATGCGATGTTCGCGGAACTGAAGCGATGGGTGAATGAACTACCAGAAGTTCTTAAAACCTTGATCGAAGTCAAGGCCGACCGCATTGAATTGAAAGCAGCACCGAGTGAAGCATTTATCTCCGCCAGAACGAGCCGCGCTGAAACGCCGGAAGCCCTGCAAGGTATCCACGCCGACAACGTATTGCTTGTCGCGGACGAAGCCTCTGGTATTCCAGAGAGTGTGTACGAAGCCGCGTCCGGTTCTATGTCGGGTCATAACGCAACGACGCTTCTTCTCGGCAACCCCACTCGGAACAGCGGTTTATTTTTTGATACCCACAACCGTCTTAAAGGCGAGTGGAAAACCTTTCACGTTAGTTGCCTCGACAGCCCGCGAGTATCCGACGCGTTCGTCCGAGAGATGCAGCTACGTTATGGGGAAGACAGTCCAGCCTACCATGTCCGCGTTCTGGGCAACTTCCCGCCACGCGAAGAAGATACGGTTATCCCTGTTGAGTTGATTGACGGAGCCATGAACCGCGAAATCAAAATCGCCAAGCAGACGAAAAGTGTGTGGGGTCTCGACGTTGCGCGTATGGGGTCGGACGCGTCCGCCCTCGCCAAACGACGCGGCCCAGTTGTTGAAGAGATACAGACTTGGAAAGGTCTCGACCTAATGCAGCTTACGGGTGCAGTCGTGGCCGAGTATGAGGCGCTGCCACCTTCGGAACAACCTGTCGAGATATTAGTTGATAGCATTGGGTTGGGAGCGGGTGTGCTGGACCGCTTGCGCGAACTGGGTCTGCCAGCGCGTGGGATTAACGTAGCGGAAAGCCCCGCGCTGAAAGGAACTTACGCCAACCTACGCGCCGAATTGTGGTTCAAATGTAAAGCGTGGCTTGGCAACCGCGATGTGAAGATACCGAAAGATGAACAGTTATTCGCCGAGTTGGCGTCACCACGATATACCTTCACGTCGTCAGGCAAGATGCAAGTCGAGAGTAAGGAAAGCATGAAGAAGCGTGGGCTTCCATCGCCAGATAAAGCGGACGCTCTCTGCCTATGTCTGGCCACAGACCTGTCAACTATAATGCACGGATATTCGATGGCCAACAAGACGGGTGCGTTGCGTCGAAATATACGGGGCATCGTTTGACATTTTATTTGTAAATATATAAATAGTGAACGCCCGGTAGGTTTCTCTCTCCCTCTCCTACCGGGCATCATTGGGCAGACTGGGGTGTGCGCGGCTGGGCCGATAATAGCGACTGAACGAGATTATGCTCCTTCTTCGTTCAAAACGCCGCCACCCCGTTTTTTGCGTTTCCCTAAACTTTAGTGTATAGTTATCCACAGGGAGCGTACCCTTGGAAACTAAGACTTGTCCCAGATGCGGCGAAGAACGGCCGACTGACAGCTTTTATTCGTACAAGCGCGCCTGCAAGTCTTGCTTGCGCGAAGAACAGCGCATCTTCAGAGCCTCACGCCCAAATTTCCATCGCGCTCATAACCTGAAGCAGCGATACGGACTTAGCCCCGATGAGTACCAGTCGATCCTCGCCCATCAGAATTTCACTTGCGCCATTTGTGAGGTAGAAATATCTCACGCATTAGAGTATACAGCAAAGAGATCAGTTGTCGTTGACCACAACCATGAGACGGGTGAGGTACGCGGCATACTCTGTTCAAAGTGTAATTTAGTCTTGGGGCACGCGCGAGAAAGTACGGACATTCTTTATCGGGCCATCGTGTACTTGAGTGAGCGCGGCGCGTATACGCCAAAGAAACAGGTTTGATTGCATGGTCGCAAAGCGTTATCAGAACCCGAAGGGCGGCCTCAATGAAGCGGGGCGTAGCCACTTCAAGAAGACCGAAGGGGCCAACTTAAAGGCTCCTGTTAAATCTGGTGATAACCCACGGAGGGCATCATTCTTAGCACGCATGGGCAATATGCCCGGTCCGGAGCGCGATGAGAAGGGAAAGCCAACCCGCCTCCTGTTATCGCTGCAAGCGTGGGGTGCGTCATCTAAAACAGACGCGAAGTCGAAAGCCAAAGCAATCTCCGCTCGAAACAAGGGGAAGTCAAAATGAAGATGGGCCTCTATGCGAATATTGCAGCAAAGAAGGCGCGGATCAAAGCTGGCTCTGGCGAAACAATGCGCAAGCCGGGGACGAAGGGTGCTCCAACTGCGACAGCATTTAAAGCTGCTGCAAAAACTGCTAAGGGTAAAAAGAAATGAAGAAAATGAGCGCAGCCAACAAGAAGGTGGCTAAGGTCATGGGCGAATTTAAGCGCGGCACACTTCATGCTGGCGTAAACCCTAAAGGCCCGGCAAAGGCTCCTATGGCCAAAAGCCGCAAGCAGGCGATTGCTATCGCCTTGTCTGAGGCTGGTAAGTCCAAAAAGAAGTAAGGCTAAAACATGGCATATCGCAATAACCGTAAGCCGACCAAGGCCGAGA